ACCAGGAAAGCACCGGAACGGGCCACGGCCTCTGTGCGGTTCAGCCTGGAGGAGCCGAGGAGCATCGTTGTTGCTATCCCGGCGGGAACGCGGGTGAAAACCGAGGACGGGAAGTATTTCAACAGCCTGGAGTACGCCGAGATCAAGGCGGGCGAGGGCTATGCGGATGTTGTGGTGCAAGCTGAGGAAGCCGGAGCGGAGAGCAGCGGCATCCTTTCGGGTGCAATCAAAATACTGGTAGACCCCATTCCGTACATTTCCGGCGTGAGCAACACAACGCCGAGTACGGGCGGACTGGACACCGAGGACGACGACAGCCTGACCCGGCGCATCTACCTTGCGCCGAGCGTTTATAGCTGCGCCGGGCCGCGGGACGCCTATGAATACTATGCGCGGGAATGGCGTGGGGATGTGGCGGATGTCCGCATCGTAAGCCCACAGCCGGACGAGGTGAATATCTACTTCGTGATCGAGGATGAAACAGGGCTTCGGCTTCCGAACCCGACGGAGCTTGCGGGTATGGCGGAACACATGGACGACGAGACCATTCGCCCGCTGTGTGACCATGTAAGCTGCCTCGCACCGGAGGAGGTGGACTATACCATATCGTTCACCTATTGGATTGCAGAGAGCAACCAGAGAAGCGCAAGTGAAATCCAGAGCAAGGTAACGGCGGCGGTCAAGGACTTCCAGACATGGCAGCGGAAACTTGGGCGGGACATCAACCCGACGGAGCTGATCGCCCGCCTGCGGGCGGCGGGGGCAAAGCGGGTGAAGCTGACGGCCCCGGCGGATGTGGCCGTGCAGACCATGATGCTGCCGAAATGCACCGGTGTGACGGCGACCTACGGAGGGCTGGAGGATGATTAAAAGCCTGAGAGATGCGCAGATCATAGACGGCCTGCCGCGTATCGTGCGGGAACAGCCGTGGGTCAAGGCGCTGTCCATGGCCGCTGCCGTGCTGCACAAAAAGACCATGGATTATATCGACGGAAGCCAAATCTATACCGCCATCGACAGCGTGGCGGAGCCAGTGCTTGACGCCCTGGCGGTCAACTGGAAAATCGACTGGTATGACACCGGGTACGACATCGACCGGAAACGGCGCATCGTTAAAACAGCATTGACCATTCGGCGGACGATGGGCACAGTGGGCGCAGTCCGGGCGCAGGCGGACGCTATCTATCCGGGTTCAACCCTGGAGGAATGGTTTGAGTACGGCGGGACGCACGGGAGGTTCCGGCTGCGGGTGAACATCGTCACGGTGGAGGAACGGGAGGAATTTGAAGCGATGTCGCTCCGGGAGATCGAACGGCGGCTTGCGGCGGCAAAGCGGTTCAGCTCCCACTTGGAGGAGGTGGAATACTACGATGCGGGCGGCGTGGCGACAGCTTACGGAATGGCGGCCTATGTAGGCGCTGAGTTCGTGGAGAGCTGCACCACCATCCGGGTGAACCCAAGCCCGGACACCAAAACAGGGACGGCCACGGCACACGCCCTGGCGGCCTGCGTAGGAGCGGTAATCATCGACTTCGGGACAACCGAGAGAACAGGAGGATAAAACATGGCCTGGTTAGGCGTAATCACGAACAACGGAAACGACCTGCTGACCCGGTGGGTGGAGGGGAAGAACCTGCACATCACCAGAGCGGCGGCGGGGCAAGGGCGAGTGGAGCAGACCGCCATGCTGGCGCAGTCGGCTCTTGTGAACGAAAAGCAGACGGTGAGCATCGTGTCCAACACACCGGCAGAAAAGGGCCAGAGGCTCAAACTGCAAGTGACGGCACAGGCTGCGGTGGGGTACAACCTCAACCAGTTCGGCGTATGGGCGAGACTGGACGAGGAAGAAGATCAAATGATCGCCCTGTTCCAGACGGATACGGACATCGGCATTGAAATCCCGAGCAAGGAGGCCATGCCGGACTTTGTGTACACATTCTACGGGCTGCTGGCATTCTCCAACCAGGGAAACCTTACGGTCAAAATTGATGCCGCCGCTGTGGTGACGGCGGAAACCATGGGACAGGCAATCAATGAGGCCATGGGTGCCCACGCCGGAGACCGGGAGGCCCACGCGGCCCTGTTTGAGAAAAAGGCGGATTTGGGCGCTGACAGAAAAGTGGTGATCGACCAGCTCCCTGTAAACACGCCGAACGGTGTAGCGGGGCTGGACAAGGACGGCAAGGTGAGCGCCGCCCAGATGCCGGTGAACGCACCGAACGGCATAGCGGGACTTGGCGACGACGGGAAGATTGCGGCGGCGCAGCTCCCCAGCTATGTGGATGATGTGGTGGAGGGCTATTACCATGAGGGCGCTTTCTACTCTGACCCGGCCCACCGGGAGCAGATCACCCCGGAAAGCGGCAAGGTCTACATAGATGCGGAAACCAACATCACCTACCGGTGGAGCGGGCACAGCTATGCGCCCATCGGCTCCGACCTGGCTCTGGGCGAAACGCAGAGTACAGCCTACCGCGGTGACCGAGGCAAGATCGCCTACGACCACAGCATGACCAAGGAGGGAAACCCCCATGGCACGAAAGCCGCAGACATTGGCTATACCGACAACAAGGGGCTGGGGGCGAAAAACTTGCAGGGGGCCATGGACGCAGCCGCGCAAAGAGCAATCGACGCGCAGAAGTCTGCGGACGCGGCGCTGGACGCCATCACAAAAATTGGGCACACCATCGACGCTGTGCCCAGCCAGAACGGAACACTGACCTACACCGGCAGCGAGCAAAGCCCGACCTGGAACAGCTACAACCCGGAGACCATGACCATGGGCGGCGTGACCAAGGGGACGGACGCAGGTTCGTATAACGCCACATTTACCCCGAAGGAGGGGTACACCTGGGGAGACGGCACCAACGAGACAAAAACCGTAGTGTGGAAAATCGGGCGGGCCACGATCATGGCGGTGCCCAGCCAGTCCGGGGCGCTGGCCTATACCGGAAGCGCACAGACACCGAACTGGGCCAACTACGAAAGCACAAAGCTGACCCTGGGCGGAACCACCAGCGGAACCAATGCGGGAAGCTATGAGGCGACCTTTACGCCAAAGGGCAACTACCAGTGGCAGGACGGAAGCGCGACCGCCAAGACTGCCACATGGCGCATTGAACGGGCAAAGATCGCGGTGGTGCCCAGTCAGTCCGGAGCGCTGACCTATACCGGCGGGGCGCAAAGCCCGAGTTGGAGCAACTATGACAGCACAAAGCTGACCATGGGCGGCACTACCAGCGGAATTGCCGCGGGCAACTACAACGCGACATTTACGCCGAAAGAAGACTACCAGTGGCAGGATGGAAGTGTGGCCGCTAAAAATGCGGCGTGGGCCATTCAAAAGGCGGCAGGCACGCTGGCCCTCTCCCCCACCTCCATGACCCTGGACGCCTCTGCCAAGAGCAAGAGCATCACTGTGACCAAGAACGGCACGGGGGCGGTCTCGGCCACCGCATCGCCCAGCGGCGTGGTGACGGTGAGCGTGAGCGGGAACACGGTCACGGTGACTGCCGTTAAGGACGGAAACGCCACAGTGACGGTGAATGTGGCGGCGGACGCCAACCACACCGCCCCGAGTGCAAAGACCTGTTCTGTGAAGGTGGAGATGCCGAACATCTACGGCGTGGAGTGGGACGGCACCAGCACAACGGTGTGGAGCCGGACGGATAAGGCGGCAGGCTTCACGAACCCTGTGCCCTATGTGGCCGGACAGAGCAAGTACGGAAGCCCGTTCGATAACCTGATGCCCTGGAGCGGGATGGTTCGGTCAAGCGACCCCGCAGCGGGCGAGCTGGTGGCTATCCCGAAATTCTGGTTCAAGTGGACAAAGAGCGGGAGCCGGTTGAAACTCCAGATCGCGGACAAGGCGACGCCGGGGTTCCATGTCTCCCCGGCCCACGCAGACCGCGGGGATGGAAAGGGCGAGCGGAACACCGTGTACATTGGCCGGTATCACTGCCACACGAGCAACTGGAAAAGCCAGAGCGGCGGAAAGCCCAAGGCGAATATTACCAGAAGTGCGGCCCGCAACGGCATCCATGGCCTCGGCGGCACCATCTGGCAGAGCGACATCCAAATCCGCATGACGATCTGGATGCTGTACCTGGTGGAGTTCGCAGACTGGAACAGCCAAAAGACCATCGGCAAAGGCTGCGGAGACAACAGCGCCCCCGGAAACATGGGTTATACGGATAGTATGCCGTACCATACCGGAACTACGCAGAACAGCCGGGACAGCTACGGCCTGGGTACGCAGTACCGGAACATTGAGGGTCTTTGGGACAATGTATACGACTGGGGAGACGGCTGCTACTACAACAGCGCGGGGCTGAACATCATCATGAACCCCAACAATTTCAGCGACACCAGCGGAGGAACCGCCGTGGGCGTACCCACGAGCGGGTGGCCCAGCGCATTTGCGGTGGCGACGAAAAGCGGCCTGGAGTGGTGCATTTACCCCACGGCGACGGGGGGCAGCGAGACCACCTACTCGTCGGATGGCTGGAACTTCGGCGCGTCCAGCCCGTGTCTGCGCTTCGGCGGTGACTATAACCGGAACGGGTACCACGGGTTGTTCTTTGTGAGCTACAATTCCGTGTCGGACGCCAACGCGAGCGTCGGCTGCCGCCTCCAAAAACTCCCCTGACAGGGGAGGGGGTGCAGGGGGACGGGGGCCGCAGCCCCCTCCCTCCTGCATATCCCCGGCCCGCAGGCCGAATAACATAATCACCCACAAAGGGTTTTCCGCCGCAAACGCGGCGTGAAAATACAGGGGGAGATCGCGCACGCAGTCGGTGCCTTGGTTTTTGGCTCGTCGGATAACTGGAACTTCAACGCGTCCAACCCGTGTCTGCACTTCGGCGGTAACTATAACCGGAACGGGAACCACGGGTTGTTCTATGTGAACTACAATTCCGTGTCGAACGCCAACGCGAACATCGGCTGCCGCGTCCTTTTAGGACTGGCTACCCACCTCCATTCCTCGTCGTCACAAGCTGCGGAGCGTGCGCCCCGGCCCACGGGCCAGGGCTTACTTTCTCCGCTGCTCCTCCTCTTCCTTGCAAACCCGCTGATGCTGGGATTTGCTCGAATGGGGAGAGGCGAGGGCGTGATCTTCCTCGGCACCCCTTGGTGCAGATTAGCCAACAGGACACGGTTTAGTACACTCCCGCAACCGGCGGGAGCGGTGGAAAGATCGTGAGGCTAAAAGGAGGAGCAAACATCCTGTATGAAACGAGCAAAAGACCTATACCCAAAACTGATTTCAGACGAAAATCTCAGGCTGGCTATCCTCACGGTGAACGCTACGCATAAATGGCACCCACACCACAGGCCCAATAAAACGGTGCTGCGGGTGGAGGCGGACATCGACGGATATGTGGAGAAGCTGCGAGAGATCATCGTCAACGGATATGATGCGGCCCCACCGAGAATAGCCCGGCGCTGGGACAAGAGCGCCGGAAAATGGAGGGACATATCAGAGCCGAGATTGTGGCCCGACCAGTATGTTCACCATGCGGTCATTCAAGTTCTGGAACCGGTGCTGATGCGGGGAATGGACAAGTTCTGCTGCGGAAGTATAAAGGGCCGGGGCATCCATTACGGCGTTAAGGCAATCAAGAAATGGATGCGGACAGACCCGAAAGGGACGAAGTATGCAGAGGAGCTGGACATCCACCATTTTTACGACAGCCTGACCATTGAAACGGTGATGGCCCGCCTGCGGAGGCTGGTCAAAGACCGGAGGATGCTGGATGTATGTGAGCGGCTGATGAAGTACGGCGTCCTGATCGGCGCGTTTTTCTCACAGTGGTTTGCCAACACGGTGCTGCAACCGCTTGACCAGATGATACGGAACAGCGGGCTGTGTGACCACTATATGCGGTACATGGACAACCTGACGCTGTTCGGGCGGAACAAAAGGAAACTGCGAAAGCTGCGGGGCATGATCGAGGACTGGCTTGCAGGCCGCCGGTTGAAGCTGAACAACAAGTGGCAGCTCTATCCGACGGCAAAGCGGACGGTGGCGGCGCTGGGATACCGGTTCGGCCATAAGTTTTCCCTGCTGCGAAAGCGGAATATGGTGCGGTTGAAAAAGTCGCTATCAGAATGTTACCGGGCCATGCGGAAACACCGGAAGATCAGGCCGAAGCTGGCACAGGGCCTATTGTCACGGTTGGGCCAAATGAAGCACTGCAACCATGTACATTTCTTTGAGAAGTATGTGGAAACAGGGCTGCAACGAAAATTGAAGCTCGTGGTAAGAGAGCATACGAGAAAGGAGCAGGCAAGATGGAATATGTGTACGGAACCGCTGAAATCGACGGCGTGATTCGGGAAAACCTGAAAGTCATTGGCGGCCCGAAGCTGGAGGAGGGGGAGTACCTGACCACGGTTCGGGAGTACGACGACAACACGATCACCGACCGGTGCCGCATTGACCGGCACTATCTGACGGCGGAGGACGAGGACGGGACAAAGTACGACTTCTATGCCATCAGCGAGCATTACCGCTACATCGACCGTACCAAGATGCTGGATGAAACCAAGGCGGCGACGGAGATCACCTTTGTCGCCCTGGCCGAGACCGGCGGCATCGACGGGACGACTGCGGGGGAACACAAAAATCTGTTTGAGGAATGGCAGGCGGGGGTCTCCTACAAAGTGGGCCAGTACAGGCGCTATGGAGAGAAGCTGTACCGGTGCGTACAGCAGCACACCTCGCAGGCGGGATGGGAGCCGGACAAGGCGGCAAGCCTGTGGTCTGTGGCCGCTGACCCTGCGGAGGAGTGGCCGGAATGGAGCCAGCCGCTTGGAGCGCATGACGCCTACGCCAAAGGGGCAAAGGTGTCGCACAACGGGAAGCACTGGGTCAGTGATGTGGATGCGAATGTGTGGGAACCCGGCGTCAGCGGATGGTCGGAGGCGAAAGAATGAGCAGCCATTTGCAGATCATCGCTGAACTGGAGACGGTGACAGAAATCCAGGCAAAAGCCATCCGTGTTCTGGCAACGAGGCTGGCAGAACTGGGCGACACGGAGACCGGGCGGGACGAGATCGCGGAAGCCGATAAGGCATACCGTGAGGCCATCGGCGGAACCGATTGGATGGGCTGATACGCAGGAGGACGAGGGAATGTACATCGACGCGGACTTTATCATCAAGGCAGCAAGCCTGCTGAGCGCACTGGGGGCATTGGTGGCGGCGGTCGTGGCCGTGTACAAGGTGCTGGAGAACAACAAGAAGCAGAACGAGTTCATCAACGCCATGCAGGAGGAGCAGACCTTGATCTGCTACGGACTGCGGGGCGCTCTGCAAGGGCTTGTGGAGCAGGGGTGCAACGGGCCATGCAAGGATGCACTGGCGAGGTTGGACAAGCACCTGAACAAAAGCGCCCACCCGCATATCCCGGAGGGCTGAGATGGCCGGGCGGCGGGTGAACAAAAAGACGAAACGCAAGAAGAAGCGCATCGGAACGATGGACTTGATCTTGCTGCTCGTCTTTATTTGTCTGGTTATCTTTACCGTTACCATGATACGGCTGTTCCAGGTCTACGGCTCGGTGCCGGATACCCTTGTAACCTGTGTGTTTGCCACACTGGGCGGGGAGTGCGGTATCCTGGGCTGGATAAAGACCAACAAGGATAAACGGCAGGACAGACGGTGGCAGCGGGAGGATATGAAACGGGAAAGGGAGGCGATGGAGCAGGCCATGCAACAGACAGAGGAACCGTAAAGGAGGGATAGATCGTGCTGAACGGCAGGAACAATGAGGAAAAAATCTGGAACTACCTGAAAGGCGCAGGGTTAAACGACTGTGGAGCCGCTGGGCTGATGGGAAACCTGTATGCAGAAAGCGGCCTGCGACCGGACAACCTGCAAAACACCTACGAAAAAAAGCTGGGTATGACGGACGCCTCATACACGGCGGCGGTTGACGGAGGAACCTATACCGGGTTCGTGCGGGACTGCGCCGGGTATGGGCTGGCACAGTGGACTTACTGGAGCCGGAAACAGGGACTTTTCAATTTTTCCAAGGCGGCGGGCCGGAGCATCGGAGACCTGGAGATGCAGCTTGATTTCCTGATGAAAGAGCTGCGTGAGGGTTACAAAGCCGTTCTGACCACGCTGAAAACGGTGGGAAGCGTCCGGCAGGCATCAGATGCAGTCCTGCTGCAATTTGAGCGCCCGGCAGATCAGAGCGAGACGGCGAAAAAGCGCAGGGCCTCGTTCGGGCAGAAGTATTATGACAGGTACGCAAAACCCAAGGAGGGACAAGCTGTGGGAACATTCAAGCCGAGACTGACCCGACCGGAGGCGGGCAACAAATATTACATCACCAAGGCGAGCGGAGGATGGTCGGACGCCATCAAGGGAAAGCCGGCGGACGCGCTGTGCAACACCCTTTCCAACTGCGTGGGCTATGCCTATGGGCGATTTAATGAGATCGGCGGTTACGGGTGCTGCAAATATCTGCGGCCCGTGAACGCCGAAAACTTTATCCAGTTTGCCGGGGGCCTGGCCGTAGGTCAGGAGCCGAAGCTGGGGGCCTGCATGGTGTGGCGCAAGGGAGCGACGCTGAACGGATCGGATGGAGCGGGTCATGTGGCAATCGTGGAGCAGATCATCAGTGCAACTGAGATCGTGACCAGCGAAAGCGGATACGGAAGCAAAACCCCGTTCTGGACAAAGCGCCGGAAGAAAGGTGCAGGGAACTGGGGAGCCGGGAGCGGGTACACTTTCCTGGGCTTTATCTATAACCCGGCTGTGAGCGGAAGCACCACGACAACCCCGGCACCGAACCCGCCGACAACCGGAGGCGCAACCGAAGCGCTGAAATACAAGGTGGGCCAGATGGTGCAATCTCTGGCGAAGAAGCACTACACCAGCTCCAATGCGGCGACGGGAAAGAACTGCAAGCCGTGCGAGGCAAAGGTGACGGCCATCAATCCGGGAAGCAAGCACCCCTATCATGTGGTGGGCACTTCTGTGTATGGATGGGTAGACGAGGACGACATCGCGGCCACGGCATCTGCTGACGCAGCCCTTGCTGTGGGCGACCGGGTGAAGATGGACAAGTCGGCAACGATCTACGGCACCATGCGCAAGTTTGCTGCATGGGTATATGCCGCAAAGCTGTATGTGCGCGGCATTGACGGGAACCGCGTGGTGGTATCCACGCTGAAAAGCGGGGCTATCACCGGCGCGGTTGACAAGAAGCATTTGACGAAAGTGTAATAGGAGGGTATACACATGGATAACATTATGCAGTACATTCCCCTGGCGGTATCCGCTGTTCTGCTGGCGGCTCTTATCCTGACGGTGGTCACCAACATCATCACCCAGGTTCTCAAAAAGCTCACCTGGGAAAAGATACCCACCAACATTCTGGCCTTTCTTGTGGCGATGGCCGTGACCCTTCTGGCGTTCTTCGCAGCCTGTCAGATCATGGCGTGGGCCGTCACCTGGTACATGGTGGCCGGAGCAGTAGCCCTGGGCTTGTTCGTCGCCTACGCCGCTATGTTTGGATATGACAAACTGCGAGAGGCGCTGGAGCAGATTATTAACTGGGAAAAGAGAAAAACAGAGTAA